GAAGTGTACATTCTGCCCTTTATGTCAATAGGATTCTGCTGATAGTTTGCTTCTGCAATATCTATTCCCATTGTTGCTCTTTTATTTTCATATGACTTTTTTGACAATATTTCAGGACAAAGCATTGTGCCATCTTCCTTAACCGCCTTATAGCATATATGCCTTACTTTTACTCCTATGCTCTTAAAGTGTTCCAATGCCCTACCTGCCAAATCAAGGCTGTGCCATCTTGTCATGACTATTATTGTTTTGCCACCCTCTTCAAGTCTTGACATCATCGTATCTGTAAACCATGTCCAATGATTATCAAGAATATTTGCATTATTTGCTTCGAGTGCCGACTTAATCAAATCATCGATAATCATCAACGTAGCACCAAAACCTGTTGCTGTTCCTGTTGGTGATGTTGCCAAATAGTTATTATAGCCATTTTCCAATGACCACATATTCATTGCTCCATCACCACGTTTAATGGTTACTCCCGGAAAAACATCCGAATAGACAGCCTTGTTTTCATCTGCCTTTTCTTCAAGAATTGTATTTCTTACACCTTTTGAAAATGTTGTTGATAATGTTTCATTGTATGAGCCTGTCATTATCTTTTGTGTTTGGTCATTCCCAAGAATCCATTCAACAAAATTACCAACTGTTCTGGACTTTCCATGTCTTGGCGGCATATTTACAACCATCACTTCATCATCTGATTTTACAAAGCTTTGCAATTCATTACAGAAATCATGTAAAAAGCTCCTATCATCTTTGTAGAAGTCTGGAGCTTTCAATTTACAATATTGCCAAAAATCTCTTCTTGCCAATTCAATTCTTGCATATAATCTTATTAAATTTTCATTTGGAATCAAGGTTCTCACCTGCCAATCTAAGCAGCTGTTCTGTTGTCAGCCCTTCAAACGGATTATTTATATTGCCTGACACCTCTACCTTGTCTTTAAATATTCCTAAATGTTTCCCTAGCAACTCAAGAGCTTTTACCTTGTCATATGTAGTTAGCTCTATTCCGTTTTTCCCCTGCTTAATTCCTGAGATTGCCTTTATTTGCCTTTTGGTAAGTTCCTCTGTCTCTTCTATTTCAACTGCCTGATAATACATCTGATTGCCTTCACTATCCAAAGCAGGAACGTAATCTACCTCAGATGTTTGTATCATCACCGGCTTAGTTACAACCTTTGCATAATCGGAACCATTTGCAAAGGCAATTGCTGCCAGTTCCTGTATTACATCATCCTGCGTTACTTCTATTCTCTCCAATCTGTCCTTAATTCTCTTATCTATGTAATCTTTTACCTCTGGGTTGTTCATTAAACGGGTGGCTGCAGCTGCTGCTGTATTATCGTTTTTGACGTGTGGATATGCTTCCTTGTACGCCCTTGTTCCATTCAAATCAATTAAATATTCATTAGCAAATATTATTTGTTTGTCAGTCACTGCAACCACTCCTTTCTGATTTATTCAAATTGTGTAAACTTATTACGCTTTTTACTTTCCACTCACGAAAAAAGACAGCTTTTCAGCTGCCTTTAAAAGTTTATACTGGGGGAAAAACAAAAGTTATTGTCATACTTTTGCAAGTTTAATTATACCATATCTGTTTATTTAATGAGTTTAATTTGTTTAGTTTGTTTAGTTATTCAGATAGTCAGTTATCACCTGTGATACCCTTCCATTCGTACATCCAATAATGCCTGCAATTTCCTTTACTGACTTTCCATCAATAAATCTATAAATGAATATTTCCTTAATTTTCACATCCTCAATTCTGTTAATAAACTCTTCCACCTTTGCATTGTCACTCTTGGCTTTGCTGACTTCCTGCTCCCACTTTTCCAGCTTATGTATTCGCTTATTTGATTCAACAGGTTCTTCCATCTGTACTGCCATATGCGTTTCTATATATGGATGTTCTGCCATTGAGCTTTTTACCTTTCCATATACTGTTGGTATGTCCTTATATCTCTCTTCCTCTATCTTTTTTAGATTGCGTTCTATTAACCTCTCATTAACCTTATATGCTTCAAGTTCTTTCCTTGTCATTACCTTATCCTTTCTGTTTTATGCAAAATAAAAAACCAACCACCGAATATTGGTAGTTGGTCTGTTATTAGCTTTAGAACTATTTATTAATCTTCATTCTCAAAGAGATGTTTATATTTGATATTATCACCATATAATGCTGGAAAAACTTCCTCCCAGCTTCCTTCTTCCCAAAATGCCTTTGCTATAAATTCGCAAAAATGATATTCAATAGCAGGAGTTCTACGGCCAGCCGCTATAAATCCCCCAAATATATTTTGAATTGATGTCTCGTATTCTGCACTTGAAACAGGTATACCATTTTCAATTTTATTACGCATATCTTCCATCACATCTTGAATTTGCACATATTCATCTCTAGTTATATTGTATTCCAAAAGAATTCTACTAACTTCAGAATTTTTTAGTATTAATCCTTCCCTAAATTCTAATTGATCTACTCTTTTGGATAATTCTTCAATATTCATATCTTATCCTCCTATCCCGAATATTTATTAACATAATTATATCATTCCAACTACCAATATTCAATTGTCAATGTCCAAGTCACCATTAATCGTATGTACTTAATCCTCGTCCCAGCTTCTTGCGTCTCTTTCCCTTCTCCTGTCGTCTTTTGAGCTCATAATACATAGTGAATATACTGCTGCTATCACTATGATTACTATTACTATAATTAATATCTTAATCATTCGTTCTACCTGCCTTTACTATACCTATAATAGTCTGATATAATGCTGAATTTCTACCAACAAGTTTGGTAATGTATGTATCCAACTCTTCCACCACCTTATCCACGTCATATGCTGTTGGTTGTTTATCCAATAATTCAATAATTCCGTCATAAGGTGCTCCTGCTTCATATAACTTAGTTAAAAATTTTTTTAATGAATCTGCATCTATTAATCTCATTCTTATTCCTCTCTTTCTATTTCTCTCACTCCTTAACATTTCTTAACATTTAACATAAAAAAACTACCAACCAAATACTGGCTGATAGTTTTCTCAATTACTTATTCTGTTCAATGAATTGTTGCATTAACTTTGTTAATTCAGGTCCCTGAGACAAATGCAGTTCTTTGCATACCTTTTTAAATTCTTCTGCAACAGCTGTATTGACTTTGTATGTCTTTGCTGACACTCCTGCTTTCATATCCCATTTGTCCTGTGGTCTAGTTTTCTTTTCGTCCATTTATAATCCTCCATAATTGCGGTATCGTCTCAATTAGCATATATAACGATGCACATATTACAAATACGCATCCTACTATAGACCATTCCGTTGCTAAAGCTAATATGATGGTAAACATCAAAAATGCTGTAGAAAAGTTAAACTTCTTCATTTTATTTTCTTTCCCAATGTGCTAATATACTTGTAAGAGATTGGGAGATTTCTCTCCCTTTCTCCTATGTAAGAGCCTTTATGAGTTCGGCGATTGATGTAATCAATGCTGCTATTGCTATTAACGACTTGATTACCAAATCCCATATCTTAAGGCTCTTTTTGTCTTTTCTCTTGCCCATTGGTTTTACCTCCTTCATTTGATATATTTATTGTATCATACGTGTACGTATATGTCAATACTTTTACCAAACAAATTAAGTTTTTTGAAATTTATCAGCCAATATTTAGTTTTCAATGTACATTTTACTTCTTAACATTTCTTAACATCTATTCATTCTGTCTTATGAATGTATCAATACCACATTCTTCTTTTAAAATTGCTATCTGATCATCCCAGCAGCTCCAATCAGGATTCGTAATACAATCTGTTTTATTGTTGAATATTTCTCTAAACTCTAACAGTCTTTTTTTACCAAATCCAAATCCATCCCTTAAAGATACCATTGCCAGGATTCCCACACTGTCTACTGTCTGATTTTTCATTCCATCACACCATTCTTCAACATCTTTTTCTTTGATAGCAACTGGAAGTTTTGTAATGTTTCTTAATCGTAATTCCTTTTCCAGTCCATCAATTCCTCTTTCTTTAGCAATCTTAAAGGCATAAGCCATTCCTTCACGCCTTGCCTGCTCTTCTTTATTCATCCTTGCCATTTAAGTCTCCCTTCACTATCAAACACATCATTTATATCCATCTGCCCTTCAAGCTCCTTTTCTTCCTGCATTGGTGGCAAATCATAGTTTTCCGGCACCTCCACAGTAACTTCTATTGCTTCAAATGAATCTGAATTAGTCGGATGCCAATGTTTTCTTGTCATCTGCCATGCATATACTTCCATTTTTAATATTTTCTTTGGAATGTTTTTTAATATAACATCATGATATACATGGTCATTTTCAAATCTGTTTATCTTTTCTGCTATAAACTCAACTTTATAATCCTGATGTGCTTCATGTTCGCGCAGTTTCGCATCTCTCCACGCTCCATCTCCTATGTAATATTTGGCTTTAAGTCTGCCGTTTGACCTAACCTCAACTTCTATTTCAGCAATGCAGAAATTTAATTCCACCAATTCTTTTATTGTCACTATTGTTCACCTCCATCTATTCCTAAGTAATCAAATAATGTAGGTGTCTCTCTTTCCTCTTCAGCCTGTTGCAAATATCCGACGCCATCCCTGAAATAATCTTCATTTAATTCTATTCCGTATCCTCTTCTTTTCATTTTTACCGCAGTCATTGGAACTGTCATAAGTCCGCCAAATGGATCCAGAACCAAATCCCCTTTATTTGAATATCTGTTTATAATCCTTTCAACGATGTCTATCTGTAAAGGACACACATGCATTTGCTTTCTCCTTCTCGACTGCTGTGTATTGAGTGTTTTCATTCTGTTTATATCATCCCACACTTCAAGGTTGTTCCATGAACCGGGAGCTACTACCATAAATATAGCCGGAAGTCTTCCTTCTTTATCAAGCTGTTCTGCAAGTTTTACATGTTCTTCATAGTTGTAAATATTTTCTCTTGAATATTTGCGATATACCTTCTGTAAATTCTTAATGTCTGCTTCCAATAATTCTTTCTTAGTTACAAGTCTGTCTCCTGAACTTCTCCAGTATCCGTGTGCATCTATCTGCCATTGTGCCCTCGTATATTCTTCTTTTGTCTTTTTAACCGGTTCATCTGCATAAGCTGTTGATTTGTCTGTTGGCAGCTTTCTAAACAGCAATATATATTCCGGGCATCCCACTCCCATTTTTGAGCCGTCTTTACACTGTTCACTCCAACCTAATCTGTATGTCTGATTATTTTCCCTTACAACATCCGTCACAACCGTTATCATTCCAAAGTACTGAAATCCATGTTTTATGTAATGAGCTATACAGTCAGCATGGAAAGGTTCAATTGTTGGCATTCCCGTACCTGTTGCATTACCAAACAGTACTCTGTCCTTTACATGAATAGCCGCAACCCTTCCCGGTTTTAATATTCTTAATAATTCGGGTGTCAAAAAATCCATCTGCTCAAAGAATCTTTTCGTATTTTGATTGTGTCCGAAATCGTTATAATTTGCCGAATATTCATAATGGTTTCCAAATGGAATTGATGTATGAATTAAATCTACCGAATTATCATTCATGGTTCTTACTTCCTCAACACAATCATTATGAACTGCTGTATAATACTTTCCTTCTACCTTCACTGCTTTCACTCCTATCTTTCTATTAAGTCCCTGTGCCTTATTGTTCTGATTCAGACCATATTTCTTTACTATTTCAATCATTTTTGACACCATATGATTATGATTTTTCCACTTTTCTTCCAGAACCTCTTTAATACTCTTTTCATTCTCCATGTAAATTATGTCAATTATTACCTGCTCTTTTTGAAGGAATCTGTAGCATCTGTGTATTGCCTGAATAAAATCATTAAATTCATAATCTATGCCTACAAAAATTTCTCTGTGACAATGTTTTTGGAAGTTACAACCTGAACCTGATAATTCTTTCTTTGTTGCAAACAATCTTGTCCTTCCTTCCGAAAAATCTATAACTCTTTTTTCCCTGATTTCATAATTCTGTGAGCCATATATATCAACTGTTTCCGGTAACGCTTTTTTTATTGCGTGTCTTTCACTTTCCAAATCATGCCACAGTATAAAATTATCATTTGGACTTGCTTCTACGATTTCCTTCATCTTTTCTATTCTTGCAGATATACTTTCTCTTTTAACGGCTGCTGCTTCTTTTAATCCTGCTGCCGCTTCTGTAAATAACTGCATCTGTCCATTCTTATCAGCCGTATCTCCGTAGTTTATCGGTAATTCATGCCAGTTTACCTGCAATGGTGGCAATTCATATCCTTCATCTGAATATTCACTATTCAAATCTGAAGGCTTTGTACAGAATAATGCCCAGCTGCTTACCCACAACCAGAATTCATCTTCCTGATTAGGATATAAAGTCAGATTATTTGCCTTTGTACTGTCTCTTTGGAAAAATCTCGTTAATGCCTGACCTGTGTCCATTACTTCCAAATATCCTGCGTAATGAATAAGTTCCTTATATTTGTTCGGTGATGGTGTAGCTGTTGCAACAAGTTTATATTCAACTCCTTTAAACTTTTCCAGAAACTCCTGATATGTCTTGCTTCCAAAACTTCTAAGAACTGACGCTTCATCTAAGGATGTTGCCTTAAAATATTTAGGTTCAATATTTCCATCTCTTACTCTTTCATAGTTGGTTATCATAATGTCACTTTTGGCATTTTTAACCTCTTCCATGTTTCGTACATATTCAGGCTTTTTATAACCTAATACCTCTACTGCATCATGTGTAAATTCCTGCTTAACTCCAAGCGGTAATACAATTAATGCTTTTCCGCCTTTATGCTTTACTATCTGGTGACAAAATTCTATTTCCTGAACTGTTTTTCCCAGTCCAAATGATTCAAACAAAGCTCTTCTTCCGCCTCGTATTGCCCACATTACGGCATCTTTCTGGTGTGGTTTTAATATTGGATTTATATCTTCTCTTTTTACTTCAAATCCACTGTCTTTTGCTATGTCAATTTTGCTTTTTAAAAATTCTAAATATTCCATTTCTCTCCAGGAACCGATATATCATTACTCTGGCCAGAGTTCCGCTCCTTTCGATTATTTTTTATTCTTCAAACTGATAGTTATATCCATCTAATGCAAATGGTTTCTTTATTCTGTTATGGCATCTGTCTGCTATCGTCTGATAAGACATGTTATTTCTAATGCCTGCTTCTCTTACACTTACATATGTTTCAACAATCTTTCCCGATGAATCTATTTTTAGCACCGGCTTTCGTTTACCTGACATTCTTGCAGTAAGTTTGCCTAATTCCTCTCTTGTTATGAAGCCTATGTTATCTCTATGATTGTTCCAAATACTCAGATCCTTATGATATGGAACTTTTCCTTCAGGAATTTCATTTGCAAATGTATTTACCAGTAATCTAAAAACTGTGTAGTCCTTTGATTTACCATCAATAGTGATTTTCACAAATAAATTTCTTTTGTTCTTTCTCCTAAATGGTGTTAACATTTTTTTCTTACCGTTTTTGAATGTTTTTCTTATATTTCCATCTATACTGATTTCATATTGATTATTTCCCGGCAAATTGATTAAATGCCAATAGTTTGCAGGTTCATTAACTCTTACATCCATTTAACTCTTCCAATCTCTTCTGTAACTGCTCTCTTTCAAGCGTAATTGCTCTTACTTCTTCCCTCTGTTCATCTGTCATATAATCAGCACAGATTAGAAACATCTCCCTTCCGTCTATCTGTCTGATTCTGTATTCAATCTGTTCTTTTGTCATTTTGTTTATATCCATATCTATCTCCTCATTAATAATTTACGTTCAAGTGATTCCATATCATCTTTGCTATAATTTCGTTCAGTAAAGTTTGCTTTGCTCTGCTCCGGCTTCTTTTTGTCCGACTTATAAAAATTCATCCAGCCTTTTGATGTTGCTTCTTTAACAATCTCTACAAGTTCATCATCACTACAGCCTTTATCTTTAAAAGTATTAAGCTGCTCAATGAGATTAACAATCTTGCTTCCCGGTACTGGTGCAGACCTTTCTCGCATGGCGAGATATGCTGCAAATGCATCATTCACTTTTTCTGAATCGAAATATGTATTTACTTTACTTTCCTTTACTTTACTTTCCTTTACTTTACTTGTTGAATTTCTGCATACATTTTTTTCATTTCTGCATACATTTTTTTCAATTATGTTTACATTTCCCTTAAAATTGGCAACACTAACTAAAAGGTACTCGTCTATAACTTCAATTTCTGTTCTTCTTTTAACAACATCAAAATACTGTCTTTGTATTCTCTCCGATGTTAAAATGGCATATTCATTGAACATACTCTCATTAAAAATACCTATCTTAATAGCATGATTCACTACCTGGTTTATTAAATTTAAATCCACACCGCTGTTCCCACCGAACCATTGCGACAAAAACAGAAGTGGGCTTCTTTCTATCCATTCACAGTAATACCCCTTATCTGAATATATCTTCTGCCAGAGTTTGACTATTACAGCAAATCCTTTTATGCCATAAGCTGCTTCAATTTCAGCCATATTATCGTTAGTGTGGCAATCTAATAGGAAACTCTCTATTCCCACTTTTGCCATGTCATTTAATCGTCTCCTTGTCTTCCTGCTTCATACTCTCTGTATATCTGCATCCAATCATCAAATGTCATTGTGACAAGAATTTCAGCATTATTCTTCTTATGAAAAACTGCTGGCAATTCGTTTTTGTTTGCATCTGATTTTGCTTGAGCCATCCAGTCATACAGTTTCATCTTTTCACAATGTTTTGCCTCAATATGTATTCCCGGAAGTCCGACAACATCCGCATCTCCATTTGCTCCACAATACTGTTGCCCTCGTCTTGCTTTATATCCGTAATCTCTGATGTGTCCTGCAAGTTGTCTTTCAAAACGTGCTCCTTTTTGTTTTGAATTAACCACCTTGTCTCCTTTCTGCCTGCCACCTTATGTAGCAGGCTAATTACATAAACATAGTTAATTAATTTCGTGATATATATTTGTTATCAGATATGTATGTTGGCATATCAATTAATAGTTACCAATTCTTAAGCATCTGCCTTGTAGCCTTTAGGCTCCAACCAATACTTTTTAATCTTGCTGTTTCCTGTTTATCATAAGCTTCAACAAGATGTCTTTCTTCCGGAAGTGGTCTGAAATAACCTTTGCCATCCTGCATGTTAAGAATAACTGTATCTCTTCTTGCTTCTGATATCTTGTCTCTTATTTTTCTATCATTCAGACCTGTCATAATCCTTAACTGCGTTCTGGTTACTGCATTCTCCCTTCCAAATGGAATGTAATCCACTATATCCATTCTTATCACTCTCCTATAAATAATTTCTTCCGAATATCTGCATAAATTCTTCTCTGCTATGTTGCTTTTCAAATACTCTCTGTGCGTCCATTTTCAATCTCAAATCAAGTTGTCTGTTAAAATGAACTCCTGCATTAGATTGATTATGATGTGCTCCACATAACCACACTTTCATTCCATACTTTTCAGACAATTTTCTATTTGCTGAACCAAAAAATACATGATGGCTATGCAAATTAGTAGTTTGTCCACATACATAGCATTCTTTATTACTTTGAATTACTGTTTCCAATGTCCCACTCCTGCTTCATTCTCAAAAGTTCGTCAGGAGGTAAAGTTTCAATTCCCAATTCTTTTGCTTCTCTTACTACTCCGTCTATGAGTGTAGCCATTTCTTTACTGTCATATGTTGAAGAACCAAAGTAGCATTGAAGTTGTATTCCTGATGAACCATTAACGTTTATTTCGCCTAATTCTCTAACTGCCCGCCATTCTGTCTTAATCTTTTCAACTACTTCTTTTTTGACAATAATATGGGTAAATACTCCGTATCTAGATAGCATCTCTATATACACATCATCTTTGTCACTGTTTATAACGTCAGCAATCTTTGATAATAGAACCCACATATAAGCATTTGCATCTAGGCTTCTCTTTTTTCTGTACTTATTAACTTTAATTGACAATTTTTCGACATCTTTTATCTTTTCTATCTCACTATTAATATTTTCATTAATTGATAATGTGATATTTAACTTATTAGACTGCCAATCTCTGCTAATATTAGTTAACTTCCCTGTACATTCCATTTACTTCGCTTCCTTTGATTTTCCATAAGTAAATACTCTTTTCTTCTCTGAAACGTTAGCAATACATAGAAAAGAAATATTACCTGCATCGTCATATTCTATGTATTCAACCTTAAACTTGTCATAACATGTAAATTTTCCATTCCTATTAACTAATTTACATTTATCTGCTCCAATCCAGATAAATGGAGCTGTATACAATTCTCTACCAATCCCCCAATTAAAACATGCACGCTTAAAACTGTCAGATGCCAAGCCTTTTTCTTTTTCGGTATAACTTTCTGTTCCAGTATCTTCTTTTGATACCCATATCTGTTTTTCCGTATCATAAATTGATACAGTGCAGTTGGCATTATCTCTTGAATGGCTTCTCTGCCAATTCATCGGTCCTACTGTTTCATCAAGGATATTCATGTCACATCTTGCATCTTTGTATAATAAAAGGCTTAATCCTTTATCTGATATTGTTGATATTCTGCAGTCAACTTCATCCGCTCTTAATTTTCTAAATTTCATCATTTGGATTCTCCTTTTCTATAACTCTGCTTGCCCACATATCTGCAAAATGTATAATCATTTGAAGTGGTGTTTCTTTTCCCTGCAAAGCATACTTAAGATTTCCATACATTCCATTGTGATATAAAATCGCAAATTCCTCTTCCTCTGTTAGTTCAATGTATTTGCTGCATATCTTAATGCTTCTAATCTCATGGTCCACATAACTTAATTCACTATTTCTAACAAATGGTATCTTTTCGCTTCTTTTGCCATTCTTTAATGTGTTTTCTATGTAGTTCTTCTTTCCATAATCTCCAGCTTTACCCAAATCGTGCAATATTGCACATAGAGTAATACTGTCTGCCATTGCTTTATATTCTTCGCTACTTAACCATGACTTTGCTAATTTATGTGCATATTCATATACATTCAAGCTATGTTCTGCCAACATTCCATCTTTAGCTCCATGAAATTTAGTAGATGCAGGAGCATCAAAAAATCCTATTTCGTCCATCTGCTCTAGAAGCTTGTCTACTCCTTTTCTTTCTGTACTGAAAAGCAATTCTTTTATTTTTTCTTTTGCCATTATTCTTCTACCTCCTGAACTGCCTTCATGGAAAATGTAACTTCATCTTCACCCTTTATATTATTTGTTGCTAAAAGAGCAATAAATGATCCTGCTTCTTTTGCTGTATCAAATTTAAATAAAGCTTTATTGTATTCAACTTTTATTTCAACTATATATTTCATTATCTTTTCCTCCCAACCGTCATATGTATCTCACAATCAATATGCACAAGTGCAATTAACATCAACATACCTGTAAAGACTGCTGCTATTGTTTCTATTCCATTCATGTGACCCACTATTATTCCAATAAGAACTGCAATCACAACATCCTTAACCAAATGTAGGTCCCATGCAATATCTTCTAATTTGGACTTTTTAGCCTTTTGACTATTTTCGTTAATTGGTATAAAATGAAACTGTAATATTAATTTTAGAGTGCCTATTGGAACTTCCACTTCCACGGGCATTCTTTTTTCTTGTACGTCTATCAATTTTTTATAATCTCCTTTTCATAACCTAACTGGTCAGCCGTCTGCTGGTTCAGCTTCTCAGTCATTTTCTTTTTCTCCTGTTCTGTCAAATTATCCCATTCATATTGATTTCCCTGATAATTAACAAAAATTAATACTTTCAAATTTTCATCACTCCTAACTTTCTGTTTTATCTTATGCTTTGCCTCACTTGTCTGTTGCTTATAATTTCCATAATGCCTGAATAATAAGTGCGTTAACTGTTAATCCTCTTTTCTTTGCTAACTCTTTGAGCTTCGCGTGTAGCTCTGTTGGGATTCTTATTGTTGTCTGTACCATTCCTTTGCTCCTTTCGTTTTGATATTAAAATGATACGACTTAATTCGAGGTTTCCCTTGTGCTGTAAGCACGAGGTTTGTCAACCTTTTTCGACTTTTAAATTAAATAATTCGCTTCAAGTTGATTTTAATTCAACTTAATTTGCAAAAAAAATTTTATCTCTTTGTTCATTTGATAAATTAAGAATTTCCTGCATTTTCACAATTTCACTTGCTTTAAATTCAGTTTGGTTATTAAGTTTTTTATAAAACCCTTCTCTACTTAACTTTAATGCACGTGCTATAAACGTTAATTTTAATCCAGAATTTTCTATAACCTTATTTAATGCTTCACTATCTGTCACTCTATCATCTCCTTATCTCTTAATTAGGAACACCTATGCTACAACATAGATGTTCCCATTCCAATAATCAACCCGTATAGCCGTTAGTCCAGCTTTTTCTTGTACCTCAAATAAAGTGTATATGCTAATTTAGCCACACCTATACATATGAAGTACACTCCTAAGAATCTAATCATATTTACATTTACTTTTGGATATGATAATATCTGAATTAAGCAAGGGCTTTCGCCCCTGCCGGCTGGCTAGAACAGCCTATCAATTGCTAATAGGATTATTCCTACCAACAGGTCTATCAGAGCACTTATCAGGGTATCTTTGATAGACTTTTTTGTTTCCTTATCGATATTATCAAATATCTTCAAGTTATTTCCTCCTTTCTTCGTTTGCGGTTGAATGTCATTCAACCTAAATATAGAATAGCACTTTGTTGAATATGTGTCAACTATTTTTCACAAAAAAGTTGAATTTAATTCTTTGTTATGTTACACTTATTACAAGTTATAAAGTAAAGGTTGGTGAATTAAATGACTCTACAGCAAAAGATTGGTTTAAAAATTAAAAATTTACGTGAAACATGTGGATTATCTCAAACTGAATTAGCCTTGAAAGTTGGCTATAAAGACAAAACATCTATTGCGAAAATAGAAAAAGGTCTAGTTGATTTGCCCCAAAGTAAATTAAGTGCTTTTTCAGCAGCATTTAAAGTAAATACTTCTTATTGGTTTGATGATGAAACATTTGAATTTGAGCAACATGAAGACAATTCATCAACAAAGAAATCTACCGGCATTCGCATTCCGGTACTTGGTCGTGTTGCTGCCGGTATTCCAATAGAAGCTATAGAAGATATTATTGACACAGAGGAAATAACAGAAGAACTTGCATCAAGCGGTACATTCTTCGGTCTAAAGCTAAAAGGTAATTCTATGGAGCCTAGAATGTGTGAAAACGATATTGTTATCGTTCGTCAGCAATCTGATGCAGAAGATGGTGATATAGTTATTGCAACTGTTAACGGTGATGAAGCTACATGCAAACGATTAAAAAAATATAACGATGGTATTGTTCTTATATCCAACAACCCAAATTACGACCCTATGTATTTTTCAAATAAGGAAATTCAGGAAAAGCCTGTTAAAATCATAGGCAAAGTTGTAGAGCTACGTGGAAAATTTTAATATCAAAAGCGAAAATGAGCGTTAGAGCTATTGAAAAATAGCTCATTACAACTTTTAAAACATTGGAAGGACAACTAATATGAGTAATCTGCAAAATATACGAAAAGAAAAGAATTTAAGCCAGAACCAATTAATTCAGCTAAGCGGTGTAAGTCGTTCTCTTATAACTAAATATGAAAGTGGAGAGCGAAATATAAATAAAGCATCTGCCATTACAGTATACAAACTAGCCAAAGCTTTGAATTGTACTATGGAAGAATTAATTGAACTGGAATATTAATATACTAAAACCGAATAAAGGAGATTTTATGAAAACAAATGAAGAATTTAATAACTTAATGAAACTAGATAAACATATTTTACTTAATAGCTTAATTCTTCCTGGCATGAATGAGGAAATATGTATACCTGTAGGAGCTATTAATTCCAAAGAAACTTTTTCTCTAGATATTTGCAGGAAAAATACCATAGTGCTAAGCCGAAAAAAATTACAGGAAAGATTAATTCCAAATAACGATTTAATGATCAGATTAGAAATTGACGGCAGACCACATATAAATCCTGATGGGAAAAAACTTTCCAGAAATCATATGCATATTTTCAAAGAAGGTTACGGAATGTCTTGGGCATATGAATTAAATGAAATAGATGCTATACTGTTTAAGAATTCAAATGATTTTACTACAATCTTTTTTGATTTTTGTAAATATTGTAACATATCAATTAATGATTCGAATATACAAGGTGTGATTTAATATGGAAAAAGATTTTAAAAAAATATATATTAATTGGTTAAATGAAAATATTGAGCAATACAAAATTTCAGATACTGTGTATCGATTAACTTTACCATTTCTAGATAGAAATAATGATTGTATAGAACTTTTTATAAAACTGTTAGATGATGAACGCTATTATATTACAGATGATTCTGAAACAATAAATGAGTTAAAGTTATCACAATTTGACATTTTTACTGGTACCAGAAGAAGAGAAATTTTTGATTCTATCTTGGCAGCTCATGGAGTTTCTTTTTCTAAAAATGACGAATTATATATAACATGTTCCCGTGATTCTCTAGCTCAATCAAAACATATGTTATCTCAATGTATTATAAAAGTTAGCGATATGTTTTACTTATCACGTAAAAATGTTAAATCTATTTTTATTGAGGATGTGCAAAATTTTCTTGACATTAATAATATTCGTTATATTGAAAATGTTTCTTTTAGTGGAAAAAGCAAACTAATGAGTAATTATGATTTTGGTATTGGTAAATCAAATGTTGCTCCTGAACGCATTATTAAAGTTATTAATAATTTTGATACAACGCAGGCTAAAAATATAATTTTCTCTTGGACTGATACTGTCGAAGAAAGAAAAAACAAATCGCAATTATACACATTTATTCAGGATTTCGAAAAACCAATTTCCAAAGAAGCTCTAAGTGCATTAAAGGAATATTCAATTGTTCCTGTTTTATGGAGTAAAAGAAATGATTACATTTTAGAATTAAGCAAATAAGTTTTATGATTTAAGTTTTACCTTAATCTACACTTTGAAAATATAATATACTTACCCGGAGAACTGAAGGGGTGACATTCCAACTGCCGGACTTTACAAAAGAAAGGGGTTGGTGCCAATGGTTACATATAGCGACTTATTTGCTTTCGTGACAATGTTGTGCAGTGTGATAGCTCTTGTTATTACTTATTTCTCACACAAAAAATAGTGCCCCTGCTCTGGTAAAGTAAGGCACTATTTTTTAACACTTATTTGCCGGCGGCTAGGTTTCGTCTAGCTTTCGGTTCTCTTGTTAAGTATATTATATCAAATCGAAGTCTTTAGTCAATATATAAAAAAAGAGCCAGCCGCAAAGGACCAGCTCCAAACTGTGATATTAAATACCACCCTAGACAAGTTGTATTTTATCATTCTTTGGAGCACCCGGTCAATCAGAACTGTTGTTCTTAGGCTAGGTGTTATTTTTATACCCATTTTTCATAAAATACATAAAGGAGTGATGAAATATGAAGACAGGTGCATTATATGTCAGAGTATCAACAGATGATCAGGTAGAGTATTCTCCTGATGCACAGATACGTCTTGGTCTTGAATACGCAAAGAAAAACAACATAATAATTCCAAAACAGTTTATTTTTCAGGATGATGGCATTTCAGGCAGAAAAGCAACTAACAGACCTGCTTTTCAGGAACTCATAGCAATGGCAAAAAGCGATGAACATCCAATAGATGTAATTCTTGTGTGGAAATTCAGTCGTTTTGCGCGTAATCAGGAAGAAGCTATAGTTTATAAGAATCTACTCAAAAAAGCTGACGTTGACGTTGTTTCGGTATCAGAACCTATCCCTGATGGATTTATCGGCGAATTAGTACAGCGTATATTTGAATGGATGGACGAATACTATTCTATCAACCTTTCAGGTGAGGTAATGCGTGGAATGACTGAAAGAGCATCCAGAGGTGGTTATAACGCTGCCCCACCACTCGGATATAAAATGCAGAATGGAATACCTGTAATTGTACCTGAGCAGGCAGAGATAGTAAAAAAGATATTTACATGGTATGTAGATGATAAGATGTCATTTTTTGATATTGCCGTCAAATTAAATACTCTTGGATATAGAACTAAAAGAAACGGAAAGTTCCAGAACAGAACAGTAGCTTACATTATTAGAAATGAATTTTACAATGGTAAAATAATATGGAACAGATTAGAACACACTACACGAAACGTCAAAGATAAATCTGAATGGATTGTTACTGATGGTGGACATGATACATTTATATCTAATGAATTGTTTACTGCTGCACAGGATAGAGATAAAGTAACAAAAAGACCCGGTAAAAAAGTAAGACCTGCATCAACATACAAACATTGGTTATCAGGACTTCTTGTGTGTTCCGCCTGCGGTGGTCGACTTGTCAGAGCCGGTAAAAGTAAATCAGGCAATACATATTTTCAATGTACAGCATACAATCACGCTTCCTGCAACGAATCGCACCTTACAAATGAAAATGCTCTTAAACCTGCCATTTTGGAAGCCTTGCAGAAGGTTCTTGATAGTGGCACTGTAGAATATGTTGTACATTCTACAAATCAGGAAGAAAAATCAGAAAGTGAATTAATTGAAAATAAATTAAACAGAATAGGCATGAAGGAAGAACGTATTAAAGAAGCATATAGAGATGGAATTGATACACTTGAAGAATATAAGGCTAACAAAGAAATATTACAAAGGGAACGTGAACAATTAACCGCCATGCTGGAGCAGTACTCAAAGAAGCCTGAAGATGAAAATGAAAGCATTCTTTTGAACAAAATACGTTCTGCATATGATATTATTAAGTCAGACAATTCAACTGACAGACAAAAACATGATGCATTGACCAGTGTTGTTGATAAAATTGTATATGATAAAAAAGGTGGGGCATTGTTGATGTATTTTTATATTAACGACTAACACCAAATTGCCCGCAATCCCTTTATTTATCGGTGTTTCAGGGCATCGTTATACGTTATAGCAGTATGGTGGAGGATATTGCAATAACGTATGACGGTTTTTATATAGAAGAAAGTGGTGATTTTTTATAGAAATTCAGGGAAATAATCTTAGATTTTAAATGATTTATCAGTTCTTCAACTGTAAGCAATCTTTTCATGCTAAAACTCATCTTTTCATTAATATTTATATAATATCTCAAATTCCGACAATATACAACAAAATGAATAAAGGGAGCACCGAAGTACTCCCCATTAGTCAGTCCCTGTTCACTTATTCGCCAATTGCCTTTTTAAATTTCTTCCATACTTTTTCGTTCATCATCGGAGCCGGGCAATGTTTTCCGTTAACGTCAAAATGACGTATAACTGTATGTGCATTAGAGCAGTATTTGCGAATGTATTTGATTAATCGTTTGACTGCTGCTGCCTGCTCTTTTGTATAAGGTTCTGCTTCTGTACATCCACATAATTCAATTGAGACTGAATTGTAATTTGTACATTTGCTGTAATAACCGCCACCACCTGTAGTTTTACAATCATTGTATTTTCCACCTCCGACTGCCCATGCCGTTCGGTTCAGAGTGATGCTCCTGGCTATATTCCCCTGCTTATCAACAAAGAAATGTGCTCCGGCAAGTCTTGTGTTTCCTGTAGCGTAATAATCAGCATTGTTTTTTGCCGTATCGTTGCTATTTCCAGTGTAATGAATAACTATGTATTTTACATCTTTTCTGTTTCTTTTGGTCGGTGAATAGCTGATAGATTTAGCCATTCTCTTGTACATCTTCATATCTTATTCCTCACTTTCTTCATCATTTTCATTGTCAAAATGTATTTTTTCTTCTGTCTGACTTTTAATATTTTTCACTAAAGGCAGTAAGAATGTTGGTATTGTGACTCCTATATCTACTATGTTTTCTAAAATGCTTATAAGCTCATTGCATGTTATCCAAATTGCAACTATGCAGCTTATCAGGAATGTAAATGGTAATGTGATTCCTGCCGTCTGAGATGCATATAGAATAAGCTGGTCAATTATTGC